GTACGTTCTGTGCGGCTCTCTTCTCATCATCCGACATCTCAAACTTGGATGGTTCAAATCTCCATGCGCGTAGCACTTCTTCCGCCGCTTTCTGGGGTGAGAATCCGAATGCCGGGTTAAGCGACATATTTAGAATCTGAACAGCCTGCATAGCCTGAATCTCGCGCTCGACAAGAGCCGATGAACCAATGGCCTTGATCTGCATGTCGCCCTTTTCGTCGTCCTTGCCGTGAATAAGCAGCCATTCGTAATACCGGCGGATATGAGGCTCTGTTACACGTTCATCGAATACACGAGCTATCCTGCGTAGCAATGCGGACGCATTCTTGTGCAGCAGTTCCATGCCGCCAACAGTGTCGGGAGCCGACCCTTGCTGACCCTGTAACAGGAATGTAACCCCGGTGGCATCCTCCATCATCTTCTGCGCCAGTTGAATCAGATTGATTAGTTCTGCTTGCTTTGATGGTATGTCTATCGTCTGGATAGCATCTCGAACATTGGTAACGCCCTCATCTTCGACCGCTATCCAAAACTTGCCACCGTAAATGTTGTAGTCGCCATCCATGGGAATGATCTTGCCCTGACTGAAAATAATCTGTGGTGCGGACGATAGCCCTGTATTGCGCATGAGTGCCCGAGCCGAAGCGTTGAGCATGTCTTGTGCAACCCGGCCCTGCCTTGCAACACCGATTCCGAACGGTGAATCATTGCGCGGCTGCCATGGCATTACATCATACGGAAAATCTCCAGTTGTATTCGGGTTCGCATACGCCTTGATGATGGAATCATTTACCAACACCAAAACAACGTTGATGTATCTCTGAGAATCGTCCGGCAATTTACAATCGCATGATGTAAACTCATCAGCAGATATTTCGCCGTAAAAGTACCATACTTCATACCGTGAATCGCTCTCTGTTTCCTTTACCGTTCCGATGTTAAGCTTTCCCGGACCTTCTTTTAGAACCTTCCGGACTTGTGAACCAATATATCCAGGCGTGTCTGCCAGATCACGCAACTGGCTTGCGGACATTCTGTCTCTCTCAATGCAAAACGAACCGTCATGAATGTTGTCTCCGCAATCCGGGTCGGGAAAAAAATCGAACGGATCAACCCTCTGTGAGGACGGTACGATGGCCTCTTTTATGATGAATTTGCCGTCAATAACAACTTTGGACTTTTGCTTACGTGGAACAGGGCCCCTGAGAATGCCTGTCCCCATCTTTGCAGAATCTTCGATGACTTTGCGCTCTTCGGTATCAATGTGGCATTCAGTGAGGTGATCCCTTATCCGGGTTTCTGCCTTCTCCACCTTTGCGTCAGCATCGCGCTGTTCCTGTGCTGCGAACTCTCCGAGCGAGTAGCCTGAACCATCTTCCTTTAGAACCGGGGAACCATTTTCATCAACTACCGGCTGCGCCGAATCCTTAATTGTTTCCAGGTCTGCAATCGGCGTTGGTGTTATCTTCCAGTTCCAGTCGCCGGCGGGCAGAAGAATATCGTCCATGCGTGCGGATGCTGAATCAACAAATTGCCGTGTGATATTGAAAAACGCTGTGCATTCGCCCTTCGCGTCTGTTTGCCCGCTGTTCGATGCATTCGCGTAAATGCCACCATCGGGCGACCATGCTTTTGTGTACGTGTGGGTCTGGCGATTGACATCATCAATGCCCTCGTAGTATTCTGTATCCTCTGTCCAGATTTTCTCTATCCCTGATTCGCGCCGATGCTTGACCGCCTTATCACGCTTCGCGGCAACAGCCAGACCGAGCCGAGACAGGCGCTCCAGCCGTTTCTCACGCGCTGCAATCATTGCCTCTTTCGACAATGGTTCTTTTGATACTTCGGCTAGAGCAACCTGCATGTAACCTCCATCAAAGGGCAGTCTTTCGACTGTTTGCCGTCGTCATCACGACGAGGGCTTAAAAACGCACCTTATTCAGCGCATAAAAATAGTCAACCTTTTACAACAACGTAATCTTTAGCGTGGAACTCGAACCGGCAATGGCAGATACCGCTGTGGCAGGGAGTTCATATGTCTTCTGAACTCCGCCGATTAAATCCAAATCACCTGTTGTTACAGTCGCACCTAACGCGATCTGGCAATCAATCGGGCAGCTAAACAAATACATACCGGCGGGAAGCGTCGCAGTGGTCGCTGCGGTTGTGCTTACTGCGAGGCTCGTTGTCTGGCCGGTGGTCGGCAGCTTGAATGCTTGAATTGGGTTTTTGTTGTCGTCTACTGATAATCGTTTCGCCATATTAAAGCTCCATCTACGGGATATTCCGCATCACTGCGGTACTAATTCGGTACATTAGCCGGTAAAACAGGGAATGCAACCGTTACTCAAGCGCATGTCCAAATCCATTACCGTCCAACGCATGCCCAAAGCCGGGTTGTGATCCGCTTGAATATGGGTTCGTTACTGAATCTGGCGAAAAAGGATTGCCATACTTCCCATACGGGTTGTTGATCGAATCTGGCGAATACGGATTGCCGTATCTGCCGTAAGGGTTTGCTACGGAGTTGGGATCGTATTGGTTCGTGTTCATGTTGCCGAGGTATTGCCCGGTGTTGGGATCAATAATGATCGGCCCTGCCAGTGCTGATGTTGAATACGCCATGATTACCATAGCAATAAGTGTGTACAGTGTTTTCATTGTGTTACCTCCAGCCGTATTTATAGCACATTTGTCAGAAAAATCTATATCCCCATGCCCGGCACGCTCGCTCTCGGTCTCGGCATCTTCGGTAGCTTGCGCTCAGAGGCATTGGTTAGCTGATCGGCAACGAGCGCCAGATACCGGAACGCATCCCCGGCGTGTGAATTGGCATCATGAAATACGCCCTCATCCTCGCCGGTTGCTTTATTCACACGTCTGCGTAGTCGTTTCAAGCTCTCAATCAGCGGATCGGCTTTCTTTCGGTCGAATATACACTGCGGGAACATCATGCGTGCCTGCCTGATGCCATCCTCAATTTTAATATTCGGGATAGGTTTGGTCTTGCGCCCGAACGCTTTGAGTAGCTGATCCGCGCTCTTGCCTGTTTTGTAGTCGCCGTGATACGCATCGTGAGGCAGAAAATCGAATCCCCAGTTCCACCGGCGCGTTTGCAACTCTGCAACGTACCAATCCAGGGTTTTGTGGTCGTTCTGGATTACATCAATGATACGCATCTCCGAACGCATACGCTGCGCCATGATGATAAACATGCTATCGTTCCATCCCATATCCCAAATTGTGTGTACTCGCAATTTTGGATCGTATGGCATCCGGCATATCCGGCCATCACGAATAGCAGCATCCACTTCACATGCATAGATAGCACCAACCACCGCTGACCGGCACTTGCCCAGCCATATCGTATCGTAGTCTTCAGGCGCTGTTTCTTTGCAGTGTATCCGCTCTTGCTCCATCACATCATTGAACCACGGGTTGTCAGTGTAATTGACCTGCACGACACATGCGTCGGCGGGTGGATGGACAACGAACCGCTGATAGGTCTCGTCTGTGTCCAGCTCAGGATTGAAACTCACCCATATTTCCGAATCGTCTTTCCGGATTGTCGGTATCAACACGTTCCAGCTATGTTTTGACACGTTCTGTGCTTCCTCAACCCATACAATATCAATGCCCTCGTATGATTTGATGCTCGCGACAGTTTGCTGCGATAGTCCGCAAAACGTGAATTGAGTACCGTTCGCGCCTCTGATCTCATTGTCCAGAACCTGATAGAAATCCTCCAGACCCAGAACTTCAACCTGATCCTTTAGTAATTGATGCACCGAATCCTTGATGCTCTTTTGAATCTCGCGGGCGCATAGAACCCGCGTCGGAGCACTGGCTCCCTGGACTAATAGTGCTCGGGCGAACGACCAGCTTTTCGCCGACGACCGGCCCCCGTATGCGACTTTGTACCTGTGTCGCTCGAATAGGAATTGTAGCTTTTCTGGAAACTTGATCTGGTCAGGCATTGCGAACCGCATCCAGTGCCGCCTGATAACTGATGAGTATATCCAGATGCCGCGCAACGTGATCCGGGCATTTGCCGTGCCGCCAGTCCCAAACCGTGCGAACTCCGACCCCGTAATAGCGCGCCAATGCAGCCGCTGTGATGTGCAATTCTTTCAGCTTTTCGTCCATTTTGCGCCTTTTTGCCGGAAATGTCGGTACTCGCTGGGTATCACTGCCATATTCGAGGCCACAGAATCGCCGCTACGGGACTTTTAGCACCTCGGCAATGCCCTAGCATACCCCTATTTCTCTGTATTTTCGGCTGAAACGAACGATACGGCCAATGATTTTTTGATCGCTGGCATGTCGTCAGCACCGCCAACTGCCAGTTTCTCGCTGTATTTCTTTGGTTTTAGCTTGCTTGCTACCCACTTGCGTGCGTCTATCTGTAGTCGGGTCTTCGCAGCGTCTGCCGGGTCAGCATTGTCAGCAATAGCAACGATTTCGTCGGCATAATGATCGGCTTGATCTTCGCGCGCACGCATGTAATTGCCAAAAAAGTCTTCATCTTTATTCAGCCTGTTCAGCACAGTCATATAACTTGGCATGCGTTTCTCGCTGCATATTTTATTTAGAGATTCACCCTGCGCTATACGTTCG